TTGAGAACGGGATGATGCTGCCGCTCTGGCTCACGCTGGATCGCGGACCGGACGATCAGCCCGATCTCATCGTGATGGACAACACGTACTACGGCTACTTCGAGTCCTCGCAGGTCTCGCTGAAGCGGTACAACGATGTCAGCAAAGGCGATGCGGGGTTTGTGACGCTGAAATACAAGCGTGCCGATGTGCTGTTCGACGGCAACAGCGGCATCCCGTCTTCGCACGGGTATTTCATCAATACCAACTATCTCCAACTGGTCGCCCACCGGGATGCCGACCTGGAGATCATGGAGGATATGCGTCCCGTCAACCAAGATGGCTCCGTGACGCCGATTATTTGGATGGGGAACCTGACCTGTTCCAATCGTCTGCGTCAGGGCGTCATGAAGAACTAACCAGAGGAAAGGAGGCAATCACATGGCATTCTCAGTCAATCCAATTGCGGGCCTGACTCTGGATGAGTTGGAGCCCACGCAGACCAATACCGGCGCAATCGTCACCGACAATTTGGGACGACGGCGACGGCTCGTGTCATCGGGCGCGGCGATCTCGCCGTGTACCACGTTGAGCATTACGTCGAGCAACGTGGCCGCCCAGATGACGCCCGCACTGGCCATCGAAGCGGCCCTGATCGGCTTTACGCCGGTCAGTGTGTCGTGCTCAACGAGCGGCCAGTATTTTTGGGCCATTCTCGATGGTCCGGTCACGATTCGCGTGGCGGCGAACTGTCAGCCGGATGTGCCGCTGTACACGACAGACACGGCGGGCGTGCTGGATGACCTGACCGTCAGCCTGAGTCAGTACCAGGTGATGGGCGTGGAAGTGGACAGCGGGTCCAGCAACAGCGCGGCGGGCGCGAGCAATCTGCCCGCGACAGCGAATAACCCGCTGGTCCGGCATCCGAAGCAGAGTCCGTAAGGACCCAAAGGAGGAACGGCATGGAGGCAGTCTACGATCTGCGGCAGAGTCCCGTCACATTCGATGTGTTGCATTGGCTCGCCAATGTCGAGCGGCAGCGCCAGGCATCGGGCGAGTCCGAGGTACACATTACGTTCGTGGACGGCGAGCGACACCGCACGGAACGCGACCTGTCCTTCACGCCGGAGCGCAAGGCATGGCGGCTCCATAATCTCTTGGTGCCGTCATGCCGCCTCCTCCCTGCGGTGAAATCCTATCGGATTGCCACCGAAGGTACGCAAACCATTCCCTATACCACGACGCAGTACCACGGCGTCTATCTGCACGCGACCGGCGCGGCGTCCTCACTCGTGGCCTCATGGACGCGGACCAATAAACCCATCGTCACCATCACGCTCCGACAGTCCGACTTCCAGACCAAGCGCAATTCCAATCTGGTGGAATGGGCCACATGCGCCGACTGGTTGCATGAGCATGGGTATCTCGTGGTGGTCGTGCCGGACACGGAAGCGTTGCTCTCCGGGGAGAAGCAGCCGGAGTGGCCGGATACCCGTCTATGTCAGCCGGCGGCCCTCTCGCCGGACTTGCGGCTGGCCCTGTACGAACGCGCCGCGTTGAACCTGTTTACCTCTGGCGGCCCATTCGCCCTGGCTCTCTATAGCGGCAGTCCGTTTCTGATGTGCAAAACCATCGTGCCGTCCATTGGCACCTGCACGGAGGACTATCAGCGACGTATCGGCCTCACACCAGAGACGATCCTGAACCCCTATCAGCGCATCCTGTGGCGAGATGACACGTTCGAGGCAATCAAGGAACCGCTGAAGGAGATGTTGGAACAGGTAGCAACCCGTGAGCGTCCACTGGCGAAGTTCCACACCTTTGCTGTGCTTCCCAAGGAGCGAGTGGAGCAAATCAAGCAGAATATGACTCGTGGACTCCCCCTGATCGAGCAGCATCCCCGCCATGATCGCACGATGGCGGTGATCGGCTACGGCCCGTCGCTCAAGGATACATGGCGGAATCTGACGACCACGCACGATGATATTTTTACGACGAGCGGGGCGCACGATTTCCTCTTGGACCGCGGCATTGTTCCGATGGGCCATGTGGCGACGGACCCGCGCAAGGAACAGGTGGACTTCGTGCAGCACCGCAACAAGCTGACCACCTATTATCCGGCCTCCTGTTGCTCGCCGCTGCTGTTCGACTGGCTGGCCGACTATTCCGTGAAACTCTGGCATGCGTGGGATGGCGATGACACGGAGCAGGCGGTCTTAGAGCGTGACCCTAACGCCTTTTTTGTGCTGGGCGGCTCCAATGTTGGATTGCGGACCATCGCGCTCGGCTCCGCACTCGGTTATCGCAAATTCACCCTCTACGGGATGGATTGCTCGTTGAAGGAAGGGCACCGTCACGCGGGGGCGCACAATGGCAAAGTGCAGAGAGTGGTGCGCGTCAGGCCGACAGGCAGCGCGATATGGTTTGACTCCACCCCACAGATGGTCTCAGGGGCCAACGAGTTCATTCAGATGGTCAGTAAATTGGTGCCGGAAGGCTATGAGTTTACCATCGTTGGAGATGGGCTCCTGTACGAAATGCTCAAGGTTGCGACACAACCCAAGGAGGTTCTCGCATGAGCGTCGGCGCATTATCACAAAAGAAGGAAATTCCCGCCCACGTCCGGTTTGAAATCCGCACGGTGGAGGACAAATCAGCTACTAGGGCGGCAGGGCGCTACGTGGCGAAGGACGTGGATTACGTCATTATCACCGCACCCTATAGCGATGGGAAAGAGAATGTCCACCAGAAGGTGTCCGATTGGCTGGTCTATCTAGATCGAGAGGTCGAGAGTGGCCGGATGCCTCATGAGTGGGAGGAACGGTACAAGGCCATGTACCGCAAGTGGAAGGCTGGGCAGGAAATGCCATTGGACGGCACACCCATTAAGGGATGGGGGGTCATTGCCCCAGCATTACAGGAAACCCTGTTGCGCTGCGGCATTCATACCGTCGAGGAGTTGGCTCAAATCAACGATACGGGCATGCGGTCTGTCGGCATGGGGGCGCAAGACCTCAAGAACAAGGCCGTGGCATGGCTGGCGCAGTTGCAGGACAAGGGGCCATTGACGCAGCAAATGGCGGCACTCAAACGAGAAAACGAGTCGCAGAAGGGGAAGATCGAGACGTTGATCCGGCAGATCGAGGAATTGCGGAAGATGATTCCGGCACCCACGCCTGCTCCGACTCCGCCGGATGCGGTGCCAACCCGCGCTGAGATTTCAGCGGAGGATGTGCTGGCCACGCCGACGGCTGAGGAGACGGGAGAGATTTAAGTGTCCCTTCTCACCACCATCCAGTATGCCTGCGGACGCTTCGGTGTCCCTGTCCCCGCCTCCGTGCTCGGCACCACCGATAGCCAAGTACTGCAAATGCTGCGGCTGCTGGAGGAAGAAGGCAACGACCTCTCCATGCGAGGGGAGTGGGAACAACTCACGCTGGAAGCCAGTCATGCCACGACAGCGGTGGAAGATCAAGGAGCCCTGACGGGGATCGCCACCAACGGATTCCGGTACATCAAGAACGACACCATCTGGGATCGCACGGACCGGCTGCACGTGCTTGGCCCTGTCTCCAGTGTCAATTGGCAAGCCTTGAAAGCCGTGGTGACGACCGGGCCGCGCTATCAATTCCGCATCCGTGGCGGCAAGCTGCTCGTCAATCCGGCTCCCACGGCGGGACACGAGTGGAAGTTCGAGTATATCAGCAAAAACTGGATACTCGGCGCAGACGGCACGACTTACAAGCAGTACTTCACCCTCGATACCGATACCATCCTGCTGCCGGAAGATTTGGTGCTGATGGGATTGCGGTGGCGGTGGAAGAAGGAAAAAGGACTCGACTACGCCGAGGATTTTCGCACCTACGAGATGCAGGTCACGCAGCAACTCGGACGCAATGGCGGCAAGCCCGTGATCTACATGGATGGACCGTCGTGGTACGGACCGCGACCGGGTGTCTGGGTGCCGGACGGATCGTGGGGGTTATGAAAGGCGAACCAGTCTTAAAGCGTTTTGAAGATAAGTTTATTCCAGAACCTCTCTCTGGTTGCTGGCTTTGGACTGCTTCAGATGATGGGAAATGCGGATATGGTACTTTCGCATTTACGATCATTTGGCATCGGTAAGTCTATGTCGGCACATATCTGCAACCGAACATTTTGGAAGCACGTCAACTAACGATGCGTCTCCCGCTCCAAAGCAAACGCCCCACGCAGACGCACATCTCCGTCACGCAAGCCTTCCCGGCTCCCGTCGGCGGGTGGAACGACCGCGACTCGCTCGCGGCGATGAAACCCACGGACGCCGTGACGCTGGAGAACTGGTATCCCAACGCCAGCTATATTGAATTTCGCGGCGGCCATGCCAGCCATGCAACCGGCATGACAGGCAACGGCAAGACCTTGATGACTTATAACCGCATGACGGGCACAAACCAACTGTTTTGCGCCACGGCCAGCGGCATTTACAATGTCTCCTCGGCTGGCGCGGTTGGCGCTTCCGTCTTGGCCCGCACCAACGGCAAGCATCAATGGAAGATGTTTGGCGATGGCACGAACAACTGGCTGGTCGCCTGCAACGGCGTGGATGCCCCCGCCTATTACGATGGCACGACGTGGACGGCAGTGACTGGGGCCACGAGCCCAGCCCTGACCGGCGTGACGACCTCCACATTGGTCGCGCCCATCGTGTTCAAGGGGCGGCTTATGTTTATTCAGGCTGATACCCTGTCGTTCTGGTATCTCTCGGCGGGGGTGGCAGGTGGAGCCTTGACGGAATTTGATCTGTCGGCAGAGTTCAAGCGGGGCGGCTATCTCATGGCGGCTGAGAATTGGACCCGTGATGCGGGGGATGGACAGGACGATGTGATGGTGTTCGTGTCGAGCGAGGGGGAGGCGGCCATCTATCAAGGCACTGACCCTGCTAGTGCCAGCGCGTGGTCGAAGGTCGGCACGTTCTATATCGGCAAGCCCTTAGGACGCCGCTGCCTGACGCAATTGGGCGGCGACCTCGTGGTGCTGACGGAGAACGGCGCGTTCCCCTTGTCCGCCGCGCTGCAATCTGCGGTGATTGACTACAAGATGGCCCTCTCATTCAAGATCGAGAACGCTTTTACTGCGGCGGCCCGATCCTATGGCAGCATCTTTGGATGGAAAACCATCATCTTCCCTGCTCGTGCCGCCATGATCGTCAACGTCCCGACTGCGGAGGACGGCGAGCATGAGCAGTACGTGATGAACACGATCACCAAGGCGTGGTGCAAGTTCACGGAATGGGACGCGGAGGACTTCGGGATTTTTAACGGCGAGTTGTATTTCACCAAAGGCACCGTCGTGTACAAGGCTTGGACCGGGACAGCCGATGCTGGCAGCAATATCGTCTTCTATGCCAAGCAGGCGTTTCAGAATTTCAAGGATATGCGGCTCAAGAAAATCCAGACCTTCATGCCGATTGTGGCGGTCAATGGCAACGTCGAGTATTTGGTAGACGTGGACGTGGATTTCAATGATGACATGATTGTCGGCACGGCGACGTACACCGTCACATCGGGGGCACAATGGGATGTGTCCAAGTGGGATCAGGGCTATTGGGCATCGGGACTGGAGATCATTCGACAAACATCTTCGCCGAGCGAGTGGGCTGGCGTGTGGCTGGCACCGAAACTGAAAGTCACCTCGAACGCCTTGACCATACAATGGATGGCCTCGCAGATCACCTATGAACCGGGAGGAACGATGATATGATGACGCTCCAACTGGAACGGGTGGAACAAGTGTGGAACGAAGTCATGGCGTTGGCGGCCTTGCATTGGCAGGGCACCAAAACCTACCGGCGGCATTACCCCTTCAGCCCGTCCTATGAGCGGTACAAGGCCTGCAACGAGAGCGGCTTCTACCAACTCATCACGGCTCGCAACGAGCAGGGTCAGTTGGTGGGCTACTTCGGCCTCTACTTGTCCCGCTCCATGCACAGCCAACACCTCATGCTGACGGAAGATACGTTCTTTCTGCATCCCGACTACCGAGGGGGTCGGTATGCGTTGCGCTTTCTCCAGCATATTGAGCAGCAAGCCAAGCAGTGGGGCGTGGAGGAGATCATGTTTTCCTGCGAGGATGATAACCAGAGCGGGATTAAGAAATTACTGTTGCACTTGGAGTATGAACCTGTTATAACGCAATTCAGCAAGCGACTTTCCTCTCCACGCGCCGACAGCGCGGTATCCGAGTCTACGGAGGCTGCTCATGTCGGTGATCCCGCGTAACCACCTCATAAATAGCGAGGCCGTCTGATGTGCGCCCCTGCACCGCCGGAGGCGCCTAACTTTGA